TGATGGTGATTCAGATTTAAGTGGTGTTCGAAGGGCCCCATCTTGCCATTCGTCCCGGCGTCTACGACCTTGTTGTTCGATCGCGTACGATTGTAAAGCTCTGTTAAAAGATCCTTCGTAGTATTGTAACATATCTGCAGGACCTTTCAAGTATCCATATGCTTCTACCAGAGATGCATATAAAAGTAAATCTTGATATTTATTAGAAACATAAGTACCTGCTGTATTTCCAGGGGAGTCTGTTATAGAAGCTGGTTGTTTTGTATATGCTAGTGTTATTAAATAAGTACTATCTGGTGTAGGTGCTACAACCCAATAATTAGCATCCCAATTACCATAATATTTAGGTAATCCTGATTGTGTTCCCGGTGTATCATAATACTCTGCCATAAATGATGTATCTCTTTTTTCTAAAAATACTTGATTACCTGATGCATCAGTGAGTTGAGCATATCTTATAAATCTTAAATCAGATGGAATAGTGACATATCTATTTCCAGCTTGTAGATTTGATGTTGCATAAAATCTGTTATCATCAGAATCAGCATCTCTGTAAATTCTATTTTCAGCGTTTTTAATTATCGTATTTAAAACACTTGTAGTCAAAACTCCACTATCTACTTCAGTGTAGTTTCGAATATCATCCTGTAAATTTGTTAAAGTATATGCCATTATGGTGTTAATGTAACAGGTCCTGCTGTTACAGTCATTCCTCCTGATTTTTCTGTCACAGTAGGAGTAGCTCCTAAAGTAAACGAATATTTATCACTATTAATTTTTGTTATAGCATAACCTGATGCATTTTCAAACACTGTATATGAAATTCCACCGGGAGAACCATCAACATTTCTAAAAACTACAGTATCTGAAGTACTTCTTCCGTGCCCTGGTTCCGTAACCGTAATTGTTGTAGATCCTGATGTAATATCAAATGGATTACTAGGTAATAAACTTTCTGTAGCAGGCTCTACTCTTGCCGGTCTTGCTTTTGGTAATCCTTGTCCATCTCCTGAATATCTAGTAGGTTCTAATTGTGGTTGTTTTGGTTCAAATTCTGAAACATGTACAAAAGAACCATTCCATTCTGTAACCATTTCTTGATACGGAAATTCCATACCCGATCTATCTGAAATAGCTTTGGCATATTTACCTTTTGAAAAATTAGACATTTGGATAATAAGTTTTTGGTGTTATGAAAGAACTAGATGAAGAACCATCTTCAGTTAAAGCTCTGTTTAATTCATCTTCATATAACATTTTTAACATCTGTACTCTATCTGGTGCAAACTTAACACCTAAGTAATAAGCAAGACCTGCAATCATACAAGGTACAAATCTATAAGGTACATCTGCATCATTTGTATAGGCTCCGGCATCCTGGATTCTGTTTACATAATAGTAGTTTAAAAAGTTTCCGGCTTCACTTGAACCTGGTGTTAAATATAAAGTGATTGTAATTTTATCTATAAATCTTTGTACGAAATATTGTGTAGGTTGACCTGTAGAAGTTTTATTAGAAAGACCTTGATAAGTTGATCTATTAATTTTTGTAAGAGGTGTATCTATATTAGAAGAGTTCCTGTAGCTGGCTTCAAGAATATCATCAACACCATAAATAGCTGTTGCATCTGAGGTACCATCAGCAGTTGATCTATACATTGTATATTCTGATTGACCATTAACTAATGTAATTGAATTATTACCAACTTCCCAATAATGCAAACCTCTGTTAGCCCATTCTTGAAACATTATGTTTAAAGAACGTCTTGCACCTTTTAATTGATAACCAGATACACCTTGAATACCAATTCGTTCATAAGCTTCTTCTATAATGTCGGATATAGAAAAACCTTTTTCGAAAGTACTTGTACCTGAAGTAGTATTAGCCATTTAGACCTCCTACTTGTCTAATAATATAGTCGCAGCAGTTAAACTTGTGAATGCAGAAACTGTCATGCCATCAACAAATAAAATTCCATCTTCTGGAATATTAAATGCAAATACGTCACCTGCTGGTGCATCACCAATAAATTGTGTAACTGAATTTCCATCTTGTAAAGTTATAGATCCAGCACCTGCTGTTGAGTTAGAAAGAATGATTCCTCTTAATCTTGTTCTACCAGCAAATACAGAACCAGTTCCCGTAACTCTTACTGCTTTTACATCTGATTTCATATTTTATTTTCTCCGTTAAAATTTATGTGGACCCGAAGGTCCACAAATTATTTATTATGATGCAGAAATGTTTGCTAATGTGTCAAGTCTTTTCCAGTTTGTACCATCTGAAAAAGCATACACAGCAGCGCCCGCGGCACCATTTTGTACATAAACTAATACACCTTCGTTATCAGCTGCTTCTAAACTATTAGTACCATCAGTGATAGTATTTGCATCTGTTACAGTGTACGGAGTTTTACCACCCTGTTGAGTGTCTCCTGCGTTTACATTTGGTCCACCAATGAAACCGTTTAATGCAGTTACTGGACCTGAAAATGTAGTGTTTGCCATATTATCCTCCTAGTTAATTTGACATAGTCTCTAGGCCGTCGACTATACTCGTCTATGTCAATTTATATTTGTATAGTGATAAGATTTATATACTAGATTTTAATGGAGTGCAAGAGATCCCTAGGAATGATTAACGTTTCCAACGATGTATTAGTCCTAATTAACCAGCGTAAAGATGAATTTCACCATCTCTAGGATTGGTTTGGACTTGCTCTTCCTGTTGTCTGATGATTGATCGAATTACTGTTTTGATCTCATCACCAATAACAGACATTTCAGCGGTAATTTGTCCTTTATTTTCAAGAAACAACTCGTTCCATCTAGACTCGAGTTTCAGTTTCTTCGCGAACAATACCATGTTGTCCTGAGCCATTATTAACCTCCTCATAGGTTATGTAAAAATCATTTGCACTACTATTGTACTGCAAATCATTTTGTTCCCATTTAATATCAGATTTTCCTAGAAAGTCAATAATAGGTTTATTTAGCTCATCCGCATCATTTATCTCTTTATCACTTTCTATTTCAAATTTTGTTTGAAGATGTTTTGTAAAAATTTTAACTAAGTATTTATTCATGGTTTTTTCTTTCTATATGTTAAATGAGGCGGGATTGTGTCCCGCCTCAAAATGATTAGGTATTAAGCACCTTCAAC